TGGGCTGCGAAGCTTAACGGTAGGTTTGAAGATGATCCCGCCGCTTCTAAACCAGAGGGGACGATGCGCTTGCCCAGATCAATCACCATCGACCTCGGCACGCAACAATCAAGCTTAACGGGGTTTTAGGAGGCGAGTGATGATTAACTGGCTCAGAAAAAATAACCCACGTCAAAGATCGTGTGCCTATGGCTGTCGGTGTTCTAAGTTATGCGAATTGCGTGCGGAATACGCGGCAATTGATCGGTATTTTATGTTCACTAGAACAGGACATTTTGTATTTTTAGACGATAATAACAATTTTAAGAGGAAAGCTGAAAGCAGCTTTTAGGAACATCATGGCTAGACCTAAAGGATCGGGTCCTACAAAGGGAAGTTGGAAAAAGGGATTTTGCCCAAATCCTGGCGGAAAACCTAAAGAATACAAGGAAGTTAAAGAAGCTTACCAGGCTTTATCTTGGGAAGCTTTGGCCGCGCACCGATCAGCATTAAAAAACACCAAGACGAAAGTGCAGGCAGCGAACGCTATTAACGAACGTGCCTGGGGCAAGCCATCACAAGAAATACTGATTGGCGGCAATGGCGGATTACCAGTAGTCACTGAGCATATCGTCTACATAGCAACAGGTGTGAACAGAGAAAGCAAGAAACCAGATGCTGACGAAAGAAATGATTGATAATTTTCTAAGTTATAGGCTCCATGAGACCGAGAGGATGTTGGTTGAGCTTGGCTGTGGTATAACAAGAAAAATATCAAGAGAAGAGGAATTTAGAAGATTACTATATCTTACCAGGTCTGTATGCCCTTTTGGAGGAAATCCTAGCGATCATGAAGCGTAAGTTATTAATATTTGTCAACTGGAGAAAAAATCCTCATGAACAACCGAAGGGAAGCCAGAATGGCATTAACCCACGCGGAAAATGATAATAAGTTCGATGATCCCACACCGGAAACGGTGGCTAAGCTTAAGCCCTGCAGCCTATCCTACCTTGATAGTGAGCTGCAGCGTGCTGGATATTTGATTGCGGATGCGTTCGCTGCAATAACATTGGGGCTTCAGGTGAAGATAGGTGGGTTAACAACGATAGGCAAGGGGGTTATGCCACCATCACTAACGGATCACTTGGCGGAAAAGATATTGGCTTACCGGAAATGGGTTGACGAGATGAAGCGGTACAATTTTGAAATTAATCCAGTGATTGACTTGTGTTTTGACAATCTGTCTTGCCGTGATTTGGCAAAGAAATACCGACGTCATCTATCGTGGCCAGGGCCGTTTATAAAAGATGCCCTTGAACTTTATGTAAAGGTGAATAATGGATGATTCTTTAAAAGTGAATAAGGGGAAAAAATAATGTGGTTTAGAAAGAAGAAAAATGTTGTTCAACCTGATCCTAGGCCGCTGGATTTTCCGTTTTACCCAAGGGCGAAGGTAATAAATGATGCATATAGAGCTATCGTTTATAGAGGCGGCGTTGAAAGTGATGTTGATAAACTTAAGAAAATGATTGAAAAATATAAAATGGATATTTCAAAATTCCCTGAAAATGTTAGGCTTTGCTTGGAACTGCGGCGGTTGATTGGCGATTATTCAGATTGTCACCAAATTGCTGCAGAAATAGAAAAAATATACTTGACACGGGAATCAGTAACAGGTAAAACGGAGTAGAATAGTTTAAGTGTCGGTAAAAGAAACTTATGTTGACACTGGTTATAGACCGCGCAAGTTCCAAGATGAATTACATCAGAGCTTAGTGCGGTTTAATGTCATAGTGGCTCATCGTCGATTTGGTAAAACAGTATTTGGCCTCAATGACCTTATCCACCAAGCCATCAACTGTCCACTCGAAGCACCAAGATATTATTATATCGCACCAATCGCAAGCCAAGCCAAGCGAAATGCTTGGGATTATCTTAAGCGCTATACTCAGCCCATACCCAATATAAAAGCTAATGAAACGTCAACCTTCGTAGAAATACCAGGGCGGTGGCGTATTCAGATTATTGGTGCAAGGGATGTTGATAGCCTTCGTGGGTTCTATATGGATGGCGTCGTCATTGACGAATATGCTCAACTTAATCCTAGGGCATGGCCTGAGATATTTCGTCCTGCTTTAACGGATCGCAAGGGAACGGCCATCATTATTGGCACGCCAATGGGCCGCAATGCCTTCTGGGACATTTATGATTCATCAGTTAATGGTTGGCTGCAAAAAGAAGGTAATCGGATAAAAAACAAGGATTGGAAAGGCTTTCTTTTCAAAGCCAGCGATACCAATATCATAGATGCGGATGAGATGCGGGATATTGAAAACGAAACGCCGCCTGAGATGTTCGCCCAGGAATACGAATGCAGCTTCACCGCCGCCATTATGGGGGCATATTACGGCTCACTGATTAATTCCCTTGAGGAAAAGGGAAGACTTGTTAAGGCGAGGATATTTGATAAAAACTTACCGGTGCATACGGCCTGGGATTTGGGTATTGGCGACAGTACCGCTATATGGTTTTTCCAAATAAACGCCAAAGAAGTTCGGATTATCGATTATTTAACTGCTAGCGGCGTTGGGCTTGACCATTATGCAGCCGAATTGCAACGCAGGACGCAATCGGAAGGATATCGGTACGAAGATCATTGGTTGCCCCATGATGCAATGGTCAGAGATTTAGGCACTGGGCGTACAAGGGTTGAAACTTTAGCGTCGCTTGGCATTAAAGCACGCCTCATACCTCTAATGAAGGTTGAGGATGGTATAAACGCCGTTCGCTTAACACTGCCGGATTGTTGGTTTGATAATGAAAAATGCGCCCTAGGCATAGAAGCCTTGCGGCAGTACCGTAGAGATTATGATGATAAGAGCAAATCGTTTAGTTTGAAGCCCGTACATGACTGGACTAGCCACGCTGCCGATGCCTTCAGATACTTGGCAACCACTTGGCGTGAGCAAATAACGCCTAAACCCGTTGAGAAAAAAACACAATTCACCTACAACGATATTTTAGAAGACCACATTAATCGGCGGTCTGGAAACCAGAGAATTTAGCACAAAATGGAATATGAGGAAAAGTCTGCTGATAGTAATACAGCGGATGAGGCAGCGCGTTGGCTAGATGAGATTGCCAAGGCCAAAAACCGTTCACAAAAATATTTCGAAATGTGCAAGAAAATATCCAAACGTTACCGTGATGATCGTGGCGTTGATTGGGATACAAATAATAAGACAGGCAATTACCGCTACAATGTGCTGTGGTCTAATAAGCAGACCGAGCTGCCCATGCTTTATTCAAGGATGCCAAGGCCTGTAATTGAACGCCGTTTCAAAAATGATGATCCGGTAGGTAGGGTCGCCTCCGAAATGTGGGAAAAAGCCACCACGACAGCCATCGATTTGAATGGCTTTGACCGCATGATGAAAAATAGCACTTTCGAATATGCTTTGTATTCCCAGGGTACTAGCTGGGCTTTATACAAACCAACCGTTCAAGACATTGAAATTGATGATCAAACTGGTCAACCTAAACAATCAATTTTGAAGTATGAAGAATCTGTAGCTGATTTTGTTAGTTACCGGAATTTTTACTACTCTGATTCCCGCACTTGGCCAGAAGTAAACTGGGTTGCCCGTGAGGTTTATATGAATAAACCGGATGGGTTGGCTAGGTTTGGCGAAATATTTAATAAAGTTCCGTTAGATCACAAACAGGAAACTGGTGATAAGGAACTATCCGCTAGCAGTAAATATAATAAAGCCACGATTTATGAAATTTGGTGCAAGCCTGATAATATGGTTTATTGGGTGGCCAAAGAATATAAAGAGGCCGTGCTTGATATGAGCGAGCCTCATTTAAAATTTGATGGGTTCTTTCCTTGCCCCATGCCAGCGTTCGGCACCAATACAACCGATGTGATCGAGCCTGTTCCTGATTATAAGCAATATCAAGATCAGGCGATTGAGCTTGATGAAGTATCTTGCCGTATCAGTTATTTGCTAAAGTCAATAAAGATTACTGGGGTTTATGATGCCTCGGTCGAGCCAATTAAAAACCTTCTAAAAGATGGAAGTGAAAACGTACTTTATCCATTTGATTCAAAATGGAGTGAGTTTGTCACAAAAGGCGGAATGCGTGGAACGCTAGAATTGCTGCCGATTGATCAAGCGGTGAATGCTTTGACAACGCTTTATCAGTCGCGCGAAGCCATTTTGCAAACTATTTACCAAATCACCGGCATGAGCGACATTATTCGCGGTGCCAGCAACCCTAATGAAACAGCCACGGCCCAACAGATTAAGGGCAAGTTTGGTACAATGCGGCTGCAGGATAAGCAGGGGGAAATCCAGCGTTTTGCCCGTGATAATATTCGGTTAATTGCTGAAATAATTGCAGAAAACTTCCAACCCGAAACATTGATGAAAATGTCTGGCATGAAATTGCCAACTAGACAAGATGTTCAAGCCAAGTTCCAGCTAGAAATGCAACAGTTTCAAGCGAAAATGCAACAATACCAACAGGTGGCTATGCAAGCCCAACAATCGGGGCAACAGCCGCCGCCTCCACCTCAGCAACCGCAGCAACCTGAAGTTGTCACAATTGACGATGTTATGGAACTATTGCGCGATGACCCGATGCGGAACTTTAGAATTGATATTGAAACCGACAGCACGATTGCTACCGATTATGAGGAAGAAAAAAATTCCCGCATGGAATTTATCTCAAGCATTGGGCCATTCTTACAGCAAATGGTACCATTGACCCAACAGGTGCCTGAATTATCGAGCGTAATGGGCGATATCTTATTATTTGCCGTGCGCGGGTTTAAGGCAGGAAGGTCGCTTGAGGCATCTTTTGAGGATGCGATTAAGCAAATGAAGGAACAATTAGAACAGCCCCCAGCCCCACCACCACCTGATCCAGAAATTGAGATGAAGAAAGAGCAATCTAAGGCCGAGCTGCAGCTTCAAAAAGAAAAACAAGACGGCGAGCTTTCGCTTAAAAAGCAAGAGATTGACGGCAATTTGGCTCTTAAGCAGGAGGAAATTAAGGGAAATATGATGCTAGATCGCAGGAACATTATTGGCGATGCCTTGGGAGGGCAAGTATGAGCCGAGAAACCTATATCATAGACCGAGAAACTAACACGCTAATGCTTAAATCAGAATGGCTTGCCAAACAAGCAAGTAAAGCCAATGGGCTAATCGTTCTAAACGACATACAGCCTTATAAAAATGTGGTTGACGGACAAATGATCACCAGTCGTTCCCATCATCGCAATTTCTTAAGGAAATATAATCTTTATGAGGTTGGGAATGAGAAACCAAAACCCAATAAAATAGAACCAATGCCAGCCCTACGTCCTTATTTAGAGGCCGCGTGGGATAAACTTAGTAACGGGAGGAAATAATTGTTACCAAATCCAGAAATTATTGAAGAAAAAGAGCCGGAACAAGAATTAAGTTTGCGCGATATTATTGCCGAAAACTACGATGAAGCTGAGAAAGAAGTTACGGAAGTTGAGGCTAAGACTGATAAACCTATTACCGCCCAGGCTACTGAGAAAGTGGCTACGGAAAAACAGCCGCAAGATGTTGCAGTTGTGGATAAAGTTGAGGCTGCCCCTATTGATGAAATTACCAAGCTCAAAACATCTGCCAAAGAGATAGATGATGTTTTTGCGGAATGGGGCGACAATTACATCAAGCAGGCCGGAGTTTCGCGCAAGGAATATATGAAGAATGTCCTTGATATTGACCGCGACCTCAATAAAGACCCATACCGCGGCATTATCAGAATTGCTGAAATGTATGGCGTTGATTTGACAAGGTTTTCCCAGCAACAACCTCAGAAGCCGGTGGAAACGAAGCCAAACGATGATTTGTATATTGATCCAGCGTTAGACGCGAGATTGAGGCCGTTGCAAGAAAAACTGGCATCCTTTGAAAAACAACGTGAGCAGGATTTGCAAGCGGCCAAATGGCAGGTTACTAGGCAGAAAAACCAGGCTGATATTGATATTTTTTCGGCAAAGAACCCCCATTATTCTAAAATTCCAGAAAATAAATTATTCCCCTTGGTTAAGCATTACCGCGCAGAAAATCCGCACGCATCCAACCAAGAAATTTTGAAGATGGCTTATGATGATGCCGTCTGGACGGTTCCACAGGTAAGGGAAGCCTTGCTCAAGGAAGCTGAGGCAAAGAAAGTACAAGATGCAAACGCCAAGGCACAATCAGCTAGGAAGGCTGGTAAAAGCGTAACAGGAAGCCCTTCCTTTAAGGTTTCCAGCTCAAGCCAGGGTAAAACTCTAAGAGAAATGCTCCTAGAGAATTATGAGGCTCAAGATGGCAGAATTAACTAACAAATTTAATAATTAGGAGTAAAAAACATGGCTTCGCCAAATGCAAGTCAAATTGCATCAACTACGATTGAAAGTCGTACGGGGATGCTGGCTGATAACGTCACTAAAAATAACGCTTTATTGAAAAAACTACGTGAAAAAGGGAAAATTAAAACCGTTTCCGGTGGTCGCGTCATTTACCAAGAACTTGAATATGCAGAGAATAGCAGTTTTAAGCGCTTTAGCGGCCTGGAAACGCTGGATACCACACAATCCCAAATCATTTCAGCTGCTGAATACAATTTTGCTCAGGCATCCGTTGCGGTGATCATGAGTGGGTTGGAGCGCATGCAAAATCACGGTAAGGAAGCAACGATCAATTTGCTTGAGGCCAAAATTAGCAACGCTGAAAAAACCCTTGTCAATAATATTGCCAGAGATTGCTATTCCGATGGTACGGCAGACGGTGGCCGACAAATCGGTGGATTAGCCTTACTGGTTCCTGATGACCCGACAACCGGAATTGCCGGTGGTATTAACCGTGCCACGGCTGGAAACGAATTTTGGCGTTCCTTTAAATACTCGGCTTTAACTGATGGCGGTGCTGCTGCGGATGCGGCCAATATTCAGGATTATATGCAAACCGTCTTACTGAATATATCCCGCGGCACGGATATGCCGGACATGATCGTCACAGACAATAATTACTATAAATTGTTCTGGCAGTCGATGATTGCCATTCAACGTGTGGCCTCTGATAGTAAGGCAACTGCTGGGTTTAGCTCGCTTGCTTTCGCTAATAACATTCCAGTTATTTATGATGGCGGTATCGGTGGCGGGGCAACAGCCAATCATATGTGGTTCTTAAATACCGACTATATTTTCTTGCGGCCTAGCTCAATCATGAACTTTGAGCCAACCGCGCAACGTCAATCGGTCAATCAGGACGCAACCATTCAATACACCCTGTGGGGAGGCAACATGACGATGTCAAACGCTTCGCTGCAAGGCGTTCTAATCGCTTAATTAGGGGGAATTTATACTATGGCTAATTTATACACGATTACCAACGCACGGGTGGGAATGCAAGACATTCAAACCACGGACACCGTTCAAAACCATCGCTTAGGTACGATTGTTGAGGCTGAACATTGCCCAACGACCGGTACAAGTTACGGTTCCGGTTTATATATTTATTTAAAGGGTGTTGCCTCAACAGTTGTGGGTTCGATGGTTGATTATGACCAATATTTGGGTACAACTGTTTTATCACCAGCAACGGGCGGTATTGGCCCAGTGGCCGTTGCCATGTCAATTAACGTCGCCTCCCAATATGGTTGGTATTGTATTAAGGGCGTTGTGCCGGTTAAGGCACCAAACGCTATGACAGTTGGCGCTGAAGTGTTCTCTCTTGCCGCAACCCCTGGATCAGTTGACGATGCCCAGGTAAACGGTGAACAGATATTGAACGCCAAGGTTACCACTACCACTGGCACGCCTTCAACAGGGCTTGCATTGATTGAAATCAATATGCCGTTCCATCAAGGGCAGGTGGTATAATGCACAGTTTGGATTATATGCCAGGCAATGATACGGCTTTACAGGTTAATTTTTACGATAAAGCCGTTGAACAAACTTATGAAAGTGAACAGGCAGGCAGACCGATTTTTAAAACTGTTACTTATATCAGGATTTTCTTTGGCGGCGGTAAATCGGAATTAAATTGTCCGGCTTATTTTGCCAAGAAAAGAAATGATCCGCCTGGCCATGATGTGCGCTTCCCGTTGCAATGGGCCGCTTATAAAAACAAAGAAACCGTGCAAACAATTGGCACACCGCTTGATCAATGGCCTGGTTCAGGCTTAAAAGTCAGTGATGTTGCTGAATTAAATTACCGCGGCCTATTTACGGTAGAACAAGTGGCTTCGATGACCGACCAATTGGCCAGCGATATGATGCACGGGATTAATTTACGCAAAAAAGCATCCCTTTATCTGCAAGCGGCGGCAGGGCAAGAGCCATTAATTAAATTGGCTAACGAAAATAAAGAGCTTAACTCGAAACTTGATGCTTTGATGAAGCGGATAGAAGCGCAGGAAGCTGATAATTCGATTAAAGAAATGCCTGTAAAAACCAGCAAAAAGGCTGGATAGGAGATATCATGGCTAGCACTCAGCAAGGATTTACTAAAAATATGATCGGGCAACCGCCATTGTCGGTTCAGTGGTTCCCGCATGCTTATGTTTTGACCATAACTCCCGCATCGGTCGCGGCCAACACGTCGGCAGAACAAACCTTCACTTTAACAGGTGCAACGGTTAAGGACGCGGTATTTGTTTCTGGCCCAAGCATAACAGCCGGATTGGTGATGGGTGAATGCAGGATTTCAGCGGCTGACACCATTGCAATTAATTGGGGTAATTTAACGGCTGGCGGATTAACTCCCCCTGCTGGAGATTATTTTGTTATTTTGTGTAAGGCCAAAACCTAAAAATGGCATTACTTGATCTGGTGAAGGCGGTTATGTTGGAATGCGGCTTGCCGCCACCAGCGACGGCCTTCACGTCGACCGATAAAAGTGTGCGCCGGATCATTGCCTTAAGTACGGATGAGGGGCAGCAATTGGCTGGGAATTACAATTGGGCTGCTCTTCAAACACGTGGCACTATTACATTAGTTGCTGCTCAGCAAGCATATGCCTTACCAGCTGATTTTGACCGGCCAATTAATCGAACCAATTATGACCAGTCAAACCGCTGGCAAATGTATGGCAGCTTGTCTCCGCAAGAATGGTCGTTGATCAATTCAGGGATTACAACAATTGCACCGCGCCGCAGATGGAGAATATTTGGGTCTGGTGCAGCTACATTTTTTGTCGATCCAATCCCAACGGCAGGCGACGCGGGATCAATTTTAACCTACGAATATATTAGTAAAAATTGGTGTAAATCATTTGGCGGTACAGGACAAGATAAGTGGGTGGCAGATGATGATTTGGCGATTTTGCCGGAAAGAATACTTAAATTAGGGGCAAAATGGCGTTTCTTAGCCACTATCGGTCAAGCTTACGAAGATGACTATAATATGTATATGGAGGAAGCTAAAAGTCGGTTTGCTCAAGAGGTGGGGTCGCCTGTTCTTAATACAGATTCAACCGGTCTTTATAGTTTTTTCCCATATCCCAATATACCAGAAGGTAATTTTGGATAATGGCTTTTACCGGCAGAAACCCTGGCAGGCGGGAACTCAATCAATCGTACCCCTTCCCAGTCGGCAGCGGTGGTTGGAATGCGTTTGATCCTTTATCGCAAATGCCAGCCACCGATGCCATCGTCATGGATAATTTATTCCCGAACCAAGGTTCTACAGACCTAAGAACTGGATTTGAATCATGGGCGACGGGATTGGGTGGCGGTGCTGTTGAAAGTCTTTACGAATGGGGCGGGGCCACTAGCAAAAAGCTAATTGCAGCCGCAGGAGGTAAATTTTGGGATGTCACCTTAAAGGCTGCCGGAACGCAAATAGCAGCTGGCTATACATCGAATAGATGGCAAGCCATTAATTTTAAAGGACGGTTAATTCTTGCGAATGGAGCGGATGCGCCGCAGGATTATGACGGTGCTGCTGTTACAGCCCCCGCATGGACTGGCCCAACATTAAATAAATTAATTCAGGTAAATGCTTACCGCAATCGGGTTTATTTTGTTGAAAAAGACACTGCGAAAGTATGGTATGGCGGGGTAGACGCGGTTGCTGGGGCATTGACCGACTTTGATTTAAGTGCCGCTGGTCAGTTAGGTGGATCGTTAATGTTAACGGCAACCTGGACACAAGGCACGCAAACGGGGTCAAATGAATTTTTTGTTGCAGTCATGGACACGGGAGAGGCATTAATTTACACAGGTGCTAATCCTGGAGCTGCTGATTGGGAAATTATAGGTAGATTTAAGCTTGGCCTTCCAATGGGTAGACGGGCTGCCTTTAAAGTTGGGGCGCAGTTACTTTTAATTACTAATACGGGTGTTGAGGATTTTTCAACCATCTTGCAGGTTGGTATTGAAAACGCTGGAACGGCTATAAGTAAAAAAATTACCAACGCTTATAAACAAAATATTGCTGTTTACGGGAATATATTTGGTTGGGAAGGTATCTACTACCCAAAAGGAACAAGGCTAATCGTCAATGTTCCCCGTATTGTTAACAATTCGCAAGATCAGTACGTCATGAACACCACCTCAAGGGCTTGGTGTAGATTTATGGGTCAAAATGCAAATTGTTGGGCGGTGTTAAATGGAAATTTATATTTTGGCGGCAATGACGGTAAAGTTTATCATGCGGATTATGGCCAATCAGATAACGGCGCGAACATTAATGGGTATTTAAAAACGGCATTTTCTTATCTTGGCGGAGACCAAAGTCGAGTAAAAAGGCTGCAGATGTTGAGAGCGGTGATTAAGGCAGACGCGATTGTAAGTCCGGCCTTTGGCGTCAGTATAAATTTTGATCCTGATGACAGTGTGAACGGAACGCCAACAGTAGGCTCTTCAGGTGGAACTTTCTGGGATGAAGGGTTTTGGGATTTATCAGATTGGGGCGAATCCTTTGTAATAAATGATGAGTGGTCGTCGATTGAGGGGCTTTGTTATTGCGCTTCCATAAAATGTAAAATATCCACGAATGCCGTTTCAATTTCTCTGCAAACCTTTGATATTACCTACCAAACGGGCAGTCATATTTGAAACTAGTATTCGGTGATGATCATATGGTTGCTAATTGGGTGGCCAAAAAGATTAATGGTTTCGATAATAGCAATGATTTTGGCCCATTCACGGCAATCGGAGTTCAACAAGATAGAAAGCTTATAGCTGGAGCGATTTACAGCAATTATCGGGATTTCGATGTCGAATTTACGATTGCCAGCACATCAGTTCAATGGTGTCAAAAAGGCATATTGAGCGCCTTATTATATTATCCTTTTGTACAATTGGGATGCGTGCGCATGACGTCAACAATTGCAGCGGATGATATAAGAACTTTGAGGTTAGCTAAGGGAATTGGCTTTGAGATTGAGGGATTGCTTAAAAAAGGCTATGACGGCAAAAAAGACGCAATTATTATGGGAATCATGAAGGAGCAGGCTATGAGGTGGGTAAATGGGTAAAAAGGCAAAAATGCCGAAAGCACCTGATCCGGCAGCGGTTTCAGCGGCTCAAACCGCTTCCAATGCGGCGACCGCCAGGCTTGAGGCTGAACTTAATCGTACAAACCAAGTCGGGCCTTATGGGTCAAGCACCTGGAGTAAAAACGGGGATGTCTGGACGCAAACCCAATCGCTTGATCCAAAACTACAGGCCGCCGTTAACAACCAGATGGATTTGCAAGGAAAATTATCCGGCATGGCTAACCAATATAGCGGCCGTGTTAGTGATGCCTTGAACCAGTCCTTCAATTATGATGGGTTGCCACAATTATCAACGGACTTTTCTGCCGACCGGCAAAGGGTTGAACAGGCAATTATTGACCGCAATAAAGGATATATGGACAGCCGGTTTAAACAAGATGAGGACGCTTTACGTCAAAATCTGTCTGATCGCGGCATTGGCATGGGTAACCCGCAATACCAAAAACAATTAGATGATTTTAGAAATAATCGAAATTCTGCTTATTCTGATTTGCAGAGCAAGGCAATTCTTGAGGGTGGAAATGAGCAAAGCCGTTTATACGGGATTAATTCGGATGCCCGAAGCCGCGGCATTCAAGAGCGCGTCTTGCAACGAAGCCAGCCGCTATCGGAGTTATCAGCTTTATTAGGTGGGGCCGGAACGCCACAAGTGCCACAGTTTTCGCAAGCCCCTGGAACCAATGTGCAGGGTACTGATGTTGGTGGAAATATTTGGAATGGATATAATGCAAAATTGCAGGCGGCCAAAGAAAAGAACGCTAACAATCCTTGGAATAAGGCACTCGGCACAATTGGCGGATTGGGCGGCATGGTACTCGGTGGATATACGGGAGGGTTATTTAAATAATGGCTGGCGGGATTGGCGATATTTTACAAAATAATATTCAA